CAAAAAATTCAAAAATAAATAATTACAAAAAATGGCAACAACAACTAACCTTACCACAACTTACGCTGGTAAAGTTGCAGGCGGTTACATTCGTGCCGCGCTGCTTTCGAACGAATCTCTTAAAGGAGTAACCGTTCTTGAAAACGTGGACTACAAAGCAGTAGTTCGCAGATTAACTGATTCAATTTCTTTCGCTGATGCTACTTGCGATTTCACTCCAACTGGCACAGTGACATTGAACGAGAAAATTCTTGAGTTGAAGAAATTCCAAATTCACCGCGAAATATGCAAAGGTGATTTGAACACTTCAAACTTGCTTTACGATTGGGATGCAAAAGAAACACAAGATGGTGTTCTTCCAGTGTCTTTGACTGATGCTTTGATTGCTAACATTTTGGGCGGTGCTGCTGCTGCAAATGAAACAATGATTTGGCAAGGTCTTGGAACTGCAAACACTTACAAAGGTTTTTGCGAATTGATTCAGGATGCTGGTGATGACCAGAATGCTGGTTCAGGTGCATTAAATTCATCTACCATTGTAGGTGCTGTTGAAGACCTTGTTGACGCTTGTCCTGATGCTGTAAAAGGTGGAACTGAAAAGCCAATGATTTACATGTCATTGAATGCTTGGGAAGCGTTTATGGTTGCTTCTGCTGCTGCAGGAAATGGATGGTACACTTACGGTGGTCCTGAAATGCCAAAGCAATACTTGGGTTATCAGATTTTCGTTTGTCCCGGTCTTTACGCTAACCACATGTTGATGACACAAAAGAGCAATTTGTACTTCGGTACAAATCTTTTGAATCAGTGGAATGAGGTGAAAGTTCTTGATATGAGCGAGCTTGATGGTTCAGACAATGTACGTTTCAAGTGTAACTTCTTTGCCGGTGCGCAAATTGGTTTCACAAATGAAATCGCTACTTGGGGAACTAACTTCTAATCATTAACAAATAATCAATGGGCGGTGTAATAGCCGCCCTTTAATAAAATAAATATGAGTTGCAATTTAACAACAGGATTCACGCTCGGATGCAATGATAGCATCGGCGGTGTCAAGAAAATATACATAGGTAAATTCGACCAATTAACCTACACTATCGGTAGCACACCAGTACAAGTAACGGCTGGAACGGGTACTGTTTACGTGTATGAGCCACTGAAAAATTCCGCTTCTGCAACTTTCAATCCAACCGTTTCTTTAGAGAATGGAACTATATTCTACACACACAGCGTTTCGTTGAGTTTGAAGAATATCACTGCGAATAAGCGTGAAGAAATCGAATCACTTGCAAAAGCACGTGTTGGGTTATTTGTTGAATTGAATAGCGGTGAAATACTTGCTTTCGGCACAACTAACGGAATGCACATGACAGCAGGAACTTTCCAGACAGGTGCTGCATTTGGTGACTTGCAAGGTTATCAGTTGACTTTCACAAGCGACGAACCAACGCAACCATACACATTGAGTGCTGTAGATATGGATACGGCTGGTTATGACGTTAGTGCTACTACCGAAAATCAATAACCAAAACTAAAACACATCAAAAGGGTGGGCGCACTGCCCACCTTTTTCATATACAAATTGCTGCGCAATGGTTTACTTAAATACAAATACTGCGAATCAAACATTGAGGTTAACACTCGATGAAGCTCGTCAATACTACGCGACAGCATTCACTGATTATTTGTTAATCATTTCGCATGAGGAGAACAGCAATGTCGGAAATACACTTGCACAAGTGCCGCCTATTGTGAATGAAAACCAGCGTGCGACAACCTTAACTGTTACAACTGCGACACTAACTTTGCCTGGTCGCTATCGATATGAAGTTTATGGTCAAAATTCAAATAGTAATATTGACCCAAACGATGCGGTTGTGGTGGGAATATGTGAGCGCGGTTACTTATATTTGAACGATTCAGGCGTGTATTACGATGTGCCTGCGATAACTATAACTGACGATATAATCTACAATGGATAAAAGCAATATAGTAAATGTTCAGCTTCAGGAATATCAACCCGTTTCAAGTGTTGAGCGTGTTGATCGCGGTGGCTGGGTAGCGTTCGGGGTGAACAATTTATTTCCGCAATATTTGCGTGAATTAAGTGAGTCAAGTCCTGTTCATGGTTCGCTTTGTATTTCCATTGGTGACATGATTGCTGGCAAAGGAATCACGACCAACGTAGGTCAAGAGCGAGTTGATGCACTTGACGTTTATGGTCAGTATTATGCAGCATCGCACGACTTCAAAAAGTACGGTGGCTATTTCGTTGAAGTGATTTATTCGAATGATAGAAAGAGCATCGCAAAGCTGCGACACTTACCTTTTGAGGAATGTCGGATTGCAGTTGAAGGTGAGGACGAAGATGTAATTGGTATCTATCACAGCGAGGACTGGGCGAATACTCGCAAGAAAAAAAACAGACCGACATTCATTCCAAAGTTCAATCCAAGTATGGCAGTGAACGAGCCATCACAAGTGCTTTGGAAATTCAACTATACAAGCGGACAAATCTATCCGAACCCTGATTACTGGAGTGCGGTTAACTACATAGAATTAGAGCGTCAAATCGGAATGTACCACGTGAATAATATCATGAATGGTTTATTCCCTTCATTTATTATTTCGTTCTTCAATGGTCAAATTCCACCTGATCAACAGTGGGATATGAAGAAGGACTGGGAACGATTGCTCACAGGCGCACGTAATGCAGGAAAGTTTTTGATGACTTTTAACGAGCGCGAAACACCGAAGCCCGACATCACTTCATTTCCGCTTTCGGATGCTGACAAACAATATCAGTTCTTAAGCGAGGAGTCAACGAATAAGGTAATGATTGCGCATCGCATCACTACTCCGTTGATTTTTGGTATTCGCACACAAACAGGATTCGGTTCGAATAAGGATGAAATGGCTATTGGTTTGGAAATCTTCAACAACCAAGTAATTGAACCAGCGCAAAGGTTAATTATCAAAGGTTTCACCGAAATCTTATCTTTTGAATTGCCGAATGTTCAGCTTACAGTTGTACCAAACACACCATTGACATTTCAGCAAGCACAACCAGTTCAACAAAGTGCGGTGTGCGATTGCGACTTAAAAAAAAAAGAATATAAGTTAGCTGAAGAAAGCTACGAACCGACCGAAGAAATGGCAGCAGAAGCCGAACTCGGTTTGAAGTGGCGCGATGAATACAATCGCGGTGGCACTGAAGTCGGTGTCGCAAGAGCAAGGGATATTTCCAACATGCGAAATCTATCACTTGACACAGTTAAAAGAATGAACTCATATTTTTCAAGGCATGAAGTCGACAAAGAAGCTACGGGTTGGAATGATGGAGAAGAAGGATTTCCAACGGCTGGTCGCATCGCGTGGCAACTGTGGGGCGGTGATGCTGGACGTGATTGGGCAGCGCGAATTGTTGAGCGGGTAAAGAAAGCGGAATTGAGTGATGAAGATGGCATCGCGATTGCGGATGAATTGATTGCACTTGGACATGATGCTGATGAAGATTGGTTTTTACTTGACGAATTTGAAGTTGATTATGAAACCGATGACTTTGAAAATGCTGAACTTGAAGCGGCAATAGCGCATGAACTCGCAACTTCAACTGGTAATGCACGTCCTAATAGTAAAAGCGAACAAGACAAAACCATTGATGGGAAAAAGTTCTACGTTCGTTATCGGTACGATGGAGAAATCAAAGCAAATAGCCGACCATTCTGCAAGAAAATGATTGATGCCGACAAGCTATATCGCAAAGAGGATATCATTAACATGAAGAATTCTGCGGTCAATCCGGGATGGGGCCCTAATGGCACTGATAGGTATTCGGTTTGGGAATTCAAAGGCGGTGGACTATGTGGTCACCGATGGAATAAATTACTTTTCATAAGCGCGAAAGGTTTCGGGCTCGACTTAAATAATCCGAACGTCAAAGACAAGGCATGGAGTGAAGCAGAAAAAGCAGGATTGAAAATTCGAAACAACTGGAGGGTTGATCGCGAACCACGTGATATGCCTTACAAAGGTTTCTTACCTGATAATCCAGTGTGGGGTGCAAATGGTTCAGCATATAAATAAAATTACACTATGGCAGAAGTACTTTTTATCTCGGAAAACTACATCAAAAAATACACACAAGTGAACGGTGCGGTTGACCCGAACCTTCTATATCCAGCGGTGTATTTAAGTCAAGACAAATATCTTTCACCTTACTTGGGTGATTCGCTTTATAGTGAACTTAAAACGCAAATAGCGAACAACACGCTTGCAGGTAATTACCAAACTTTGGTAGATGACTATTGCAGGAAAGTTGTCCTATGGTGGACAATGGTCGAAGCTATTCCATCATTGACATATAAGATGGACAACGGAACTTTGGTACAACGGACATCGGAAGATGCTTCTCCGATAAGCGATACAGTAATGAAGGATGCGATTGAGCGTGCGAAATCAAATGCAGAATATTACACAGGTTTACTCGTTGACTACTTGTGCGCAAATAGTTCTTTGTTTCCTGAATATTCAAACAACGTCTGGCCGCAACGTTCACCGATTGGTGTAAAAAAATCAAGTTCAAATTATTTATTCAGTAGCGGCAATACAGCCATGAAC